GCTTGGGCTGCAAAGACAACCGCTTCGCGCCCTGGACAAAAATCTTCAATAAGAATCGCAAGAGGACAGAATATCATACAGAAGCAAGCAAGTTTAGGAGGCGCTGGTTTTAATTGGTCAAGCGAAAGAGGCACTCTCCAGGTCAAGTCATACGATAACCCAAGCGTCGTTATGGCAGACGAAACAGAACAGCTTTGGAACGGTGGAGGCTACGGCGGGCATGGCGGCGGCTGGGGACAAGACGGAGGAAACGGCGAGCACCCCGTACAGATGGTCTCTGACAGATATCAGGAGCCAAGGAATTATGGCTATGGTGGTAGTGGCGGGTTAAGTATACAAACCAATGGTTGTAGATTAAGATTTATGGGAACAGGATATATTCCAGCTTCAGGCATGGGTATTAGTGGCGGACAAAGAACAGACACTGACGCAAAAAGCTCAGAACTATATAGAAACACAATCGGAATTGGAAACTACCTAACTGCAAGATGCAGCGGAAACGCAACAACAAGAGAGGCTAACGGTTCACAGTCATCAACAGGAGGCCTTACGATTTTAGGTTCCATGAGCGGATTAAAAAGCATCGGAGCGGATAAAATGGATACCGCTGAGGCCGTGAACACAGAGTATCCCGCTTGGAAAGCTTTTAACCAAACGATTCACGCAACTGCAAATGATGGCGGATCCACAATAGGGCCAGCAGATTATGTTTTGTTTGAAACCCACGGATTTCCTTATTTTTTAACATACGATTTTGGCGGCCATGAGAATGATCGGCAAAAAGTGGAGTCTTACACTATAGCCAGTGCGGGAGCGGGTACAGGGCATTACGCAACCGAAGCGAACGCACAAGCGATGTTTTCCCAGGTCTACGCCCCTACATCTTGGAGGCTTGAGGCGACAAACGTAGAAGATCATCCAAACGATACAGACTGGAAGGTCTTACATATTGTTAACAACGACGTACCAAAGCAAAGCTTGCCAGTAAGGTTGGAGACCAAATCAGCCTCAGACGCAGGCGCAGATGGAGCGGTGACAAATGACAAAAGCTATGTTTCTGTGCCTGGTCTAATCAGAGCATATCCTATTAATAATTACGAAAAATTTAGATACTACAGGCTTAAGATTATTTCCGCGGAGCATGAGGCGGATAAAAAATGTAAAATTGCCGATTTTGGGTTAAGATGTAGTAATAGGGGCTACGCTGGTTTTATCTCTAGCGCCCTGCATACATAAGGGACTATAATATGCCAACAGACACAACAACTGATTTAATAATTTCCCCGCTAGAAACAGGGGTTACAACTTATAACTTACAAGAACAGCTTCATGACCTTCAAGCAACAACTATACTAGAACTGTTTGAGGTTAACGCTAAGAAATATGGAGCTGGAACTTATAACTTTCATCCTGGAAAAGTTTTAAATGGAGACGTTTATCATGATGGGAAAACCTATAAGGCAATCCCACTGGAGATGGACTCTGTTGAAATAAAGGGAGACGGAACCTTGCCGAGGCCAAAGCTAAGAATAGCAAATGTTGACGGCTTTGTGTCAGATATAATCCAAGGAAAAGATGATTTTGTTGGCCTAGAGGTCATCAGAAGAAGAATTTTTTTAAAGTATCTAGACGCACAAAATTTTCACAACAACCAAAACCCATTTGGGGATCCAGATGCAAATTCAAGATTTCCAGATGATAAGTTTATAATCAATCAAAAAACGGCAGAAGATAAAAATACCATTGAGTTTGAGCTGGTGTCACCGTTAGAAATGGACACCGTTAAGCTTCCAAGTAGACATGTAATTAGTAACTATTGTAATTGGGTTTACCGAGGGCATGGATGTGGATACGGAAACTCCTATTTAAATCCCGCCGTAACTTTCCCCAGTGACCCCGCGGCCGCGGCAGGTATTCCAAGAGCAGACCAAACGGACAAAATGTTCATTAATAGCAGTGGCTCTTATTGGCTCGACCAAGTTGACGACGACAAAGCCTTAAGTACAAATATTGCTTGGAACGCATTAGACGAAATGGGAGAAGTAAATAAAGACCCTTTTCATTATTCTGGCTTATTTAATCCTACTGGAATTTATTTAAGCGGAGATTATGTTTATATTCCTGGCGCGGAGTCTTCACGTTACGACGGATTCTCTTCTGATCCAAATATTATNGCNTATTTTGTAGCAAAGCCAACTGGCCGATCTGTTACAGAAATAAACGGAGTAGCTTTCCCTCATTACAATGTGTCAGGAAGCGANCCAAGGGCCGACTTTTCTAATTGGGTTAAAGATCAGTGCAGTAAAACAATAGGTGGTTGCGCGTTAAGATTTAGCGGTTGTACGCTTGGCATGCCTTTTGGCGGCTTTCCTGGGACAGATAAATTTGGTTATGTCTGACCTTAATTTCATACAAAAGTTAATTAAAACACATGCCGAACATGAAACTAAAAACGAATGCTGTGGTTTAATTGGGTTAAACGCTTTCCAGGAGCTCCAGGTAATTCCTTGCGAAAATACTCATTTTGATAAAGAAAATTTTTTCGAAATTTCCCCTAAAAGTTATGTCGAAAAGTCAAAAGGCTTGCAGGTGTGCTCGATTTATCATTCTCATATTATATCAAGCTCTAATCCTTCCGAGTACGATAAAATTTCGTCAGAAAATTGGTGTTTGCCTTTTTATATCTATAGTTTGAAGGATAAAAGCTTTTATTTACATTTTCCCAAAAACTATAAAATCCCTAGCCTAGAGGACAGGACCTATATTCCAGATGTTCAGAATTGTTTTAGGTTTGTTGTTGATTATTATTTTTCAAAAGGTTACATAAAATACTTTGATTTAAACTTTGCGTTAATGAAAAGCGGACAGGCTTACTCAAAGAAAACAATAGAAATCATTAAAACATTCGTCAAGGCTAATGGGTTTAAAAAAATAAACGAAAAAGAAGAAATAAAAGAGCATGATTTAATCTTGTTTGAAATTGACGGTTTATTTTCTCATTTTGGGGTTTTTTGCGGAAACGACGAAATCTGGCACCATGAAGGCAATTTCTTATCAAGAAAAAGCCACGTAAGCGAAGAGCTTAATGATAGGATTCATTCTGTTTATAGGGTGATTTAGGTGTATACTTAGAATAAGGTCTCTTGTAATGAAGAAAGTTTTTCTGCATGGCGAATTAGGAGAATCCCTTGGTAAAGAATGGGATTTAGAGGTGGATTCTGTTCAAGAGATTTTTTGTGCGATTGAGGCCAACACTAATAAGTTCACAAAGTTCTTGGCAGAAAATAGTGAAAAATTTAAATATTATACTTTTCAGGTTGACGACGAATACTTAACAAGCAAAAAAGAACTAGAGTCTAAATTACCTAAAAAAATAAAAAACATTCACATTATGCCCCAGATAGCTGGAGGCAATCCAGTGCAGATATTAATACAGGTCGTGGTTGCAGTGGCGACAAGCTTGATTATGCAAGCTCTTTTTAAGCCCCCCAAAGCCAAAGAGCAAAAAGAAACCAAATCTTATTTGTTCGCGGGAACCCAAAATGTTGCTGCGCAGGGAATTCCAGTACCACTTGGATACGGAAGATTAAGGGTTGGCTCTGTGGTTATTTCTGCGGCAGTTAGGCACTTGCCGTACGTAAAGGGGCCAAACAACTATGGTGGGGGAATAGGCGCCCAGACTGTCGATTATTGGAACCCAGGGCTAGCGGGGCTTATAAGAGAAGGAACCAAGGGGAATTACATCGCAGATGTAGGTGCTGCTGGCTTACTTGGCCCTAGTCGATGGTTCGCCGACGGAGAGATTATTGGCAATAATTGGATTGGCAACCTTAACGCAGGAACTGCAGGGGGTTTTGGAGGATCAACTCCTGTTGTTGTTGTTGTTCCTGGCGCTGGAGATGATAAAGAAGGAGGCCCTGGTAAAGGGCCGCAAGGCAGGTAAAATGAGAAAAGTTTTTTTACATGGAGAGCTTGGAAATTCCCTGGGAAGCGAATGGGACTTGGAAGTAGACTCTGTTCAAGAGGCTTTGCAGGCAATAGAAGCAAACACTAATAGGTTAAATAACTTCTTAAGAAGAAATGCTGAGAGAATAACTCATTATACTTTTGCCGTTGACGGTAAAAAATTAGATAAACATCAATTGCGGTCTTCCATTAAAGACGAAGAAAAAGATATTCATATCATGCCTCAGATAGCTGGCGGGGATCCAGTAAATATTTTAATTTTTATTGTTGTAACAATTGTGACCAGCTTAATTATGCAGGCGATTTTTAAGCCTCCAAAAGCTAAAGAGCAAGAGAAAACTAATTCTTATTTATTTACGGGAACCCAAAATGTTGCTGCACAAGGAGTTCCCGTGCCGCTTGGATACGGAAGAATGCGGGTTGGCTCAGTAGTTGTCTCTGCGGCCGTAAGGCATGTGGAGTATGGTCCTAAGGTTGAAATTCAAGTTGGTCCACATGGCCCAATTTTTATTGGAATGCCAATTGGGAGAAACAAAGATACTGGACGTCCCTATTCGGAGGTTGGGCAAGAATTGTTAAAATCTGGGGTCACAAATTATGAGACGGGCGGCCTCGATCCCCAGAAACAAGCAGTTTATAGCGAGGAATATGATTTATGGTATTATCCTGACATTTTGTTTTGGCACCTGGTTGNTGCTGCGGGCGGTTGGGACTATGAG